TTCACGCTGATACGCTTGCGAGCCTTGGCCGATGCCCTGGTTAATCAAGCGAGTGCGTAATGCTTCTTCGTCACGCTGAAACTGCGGATTCATGCGCGCCATTAAGGCTTCTTCAGCGCGTGCGGCGGCGGCAGTTTGGTCTGTTTCGCCATAAGAAGGCAAGCCAGCATAGCTGAATGGGGTGCTTACTGATTGTGAAATACGCCCAAGCTGGTCTAAGCCAAGCTGCGCCGTCCCCAAGTCGCCTTGCTGCGTTAAATCCAATAACCGTTGCTGCTCAGGTGATAAAGTAATTCTTGAGGTGAATTTTGGCACATCTCCTTTGCTGATAAGAAAATCCTCGCGCTTTGGTGCTTGCGGGATTTCCGGTTTTGATGTTCTAGTTCTGCCAAATCTATTAGTAGTTTGCGTTATCGTGTAATTCTCTAATGATTTGCTATAAGCATCCATTGCTTTAGCATAAGCCTCTTCATTATAAACAGGATTTCCCCCAGTTTGAGTATATACAAGGCTTCCATAAGGGGTGTATTGGTCAACATTGCCAAGCTGTGCATTAGCAATAGCCGTTTCCTTATTCATTGCTGCTTGCGCTTGCGCGGTAGCTACAGGGTCTGGTGCTGCGGGAGCTTTAGGTGATTTCTTGCCCATATTAAATCCACTTACATTCTGGTTTTAACATAGACCAAGAAATAGCGTCATGACCGCCATGGAAAGCCTTGCGGTGGTATCCTTCAGGCGTGAAACCAAGTCTTTTGTTAAACATGACAACCCCCTTGTCTGCTGCTTTGCAAAGCGTCTGAACTCTTTCCAGTCCGAGCTGGATGAAGGGGTATCTAAAGAACGCTTTTATATTATGCCTTGTTGCCCATCTCTTGTCAAGGCTTGCGATTGACATTTCTATCAATAATTCTGGCTGGTAATTATTATAAACCACACCGGCTATCAACTTGCCTTCTTTTTCTATTCCTATGGCTGTGCATGGATAGAAAGCCTCGTCATCCATTCCTAACTGAGCCGCAACCCACTTTCCGACTTCTTCATCCTTGCCAAAAACAAGATTCACAATACCGCCCCGATTTCATAAACAAAATCAGTCGAAACCCATTGACACGTTAAAAACTCAGTAGAAGTAACTACTCGAATGCCAGCCGCATAGCCAACGCCGGTCACCGTTTGCCAATTTTTAATAATGTTATCGCCGCGCGTCCATGAAGCAACGTTCCAATCAGATACATCCCATGCGCTTCCCACATTATCCGTAAAACTCGGCGCATAAGCAGTGCGGTTTTGAGCAAAGTCAACGTTAAGCACAATGGCGGGATTGATTGTTCCATTACTGATAAAAACAGGTCTGGCCATTGACCATTTTTTTATCCCGGTTTTGCTTCCAAAATAGCTCGCCGCCTGCTGTGCAACGCATACAATAGCCGACCCGTTATCGCTTTCCCCTGTGTCTGCCTTATATACCCCATTTGAACCACCAAAGAAAAGCTCATCCCCAAGCGTTTCCCAGCAAATAGCATTCCACCCTGTAAATTTTGTCCATGCGCCATGACTGGTGTTCATTACATACTGGTGCGCCACTTGCCCTTCAGTGGTCGGCACATTAATAATCAGTTTTTTACCAAAGGGATGAATGATTGGTTGCCACCCAAATACAGAACCGTAAGCCTGCACATCTGAATTGAAAATCGTGCTGATATTATCCGTTGCGGCAAGGTTTAACTGCGAACGGTCAGTAAGAAGCGCCTTTGATAGCGGGAATGCCCCGTCTGTAGTAATTACCAGCACATCCGCGCCAGCCTTGGTAAAGCATCTGCGACCCACAGGTCTGCCCATGCGGAAAGTGCCAACCAGAGCCCATGTGGTTGAGCTTGATGGGTCAGTTCCCTTATACAAGGCAACCTCACCCTCCGAAGTGATAAACGCCGCGTAATCATCAACGCCAGCCGCGTTATCAATCGTCCAGTTGGCCATTGCCATGAGATAGCCACCCATGCGAAACAGGCCGGATAAATCAAGATTGTTTGCTGCCCCACCAATAGAAGAAACTGGCAAATACCATGCGTTAAAACTGTCTTTTTCAATAAACCATACTCGGTTTTTGAAGTTATTAATATGTGCAGCATTTGCTGTATCAAAGCCAGTTACAGTAGTTGTTGTGCCATCTGCGTACCACGTGGAACCAGTGTAAACTCGCATTTTATCTGCGCCGTTTACCATAAGCAGGAAAAACCCGCCCGCCGTTCCCATGTTGATGTATTGAAAACGGGAATTTGTCAGGCCTGTAACCACCGGCAAACCTACAGCCCCTGCCGTGGTGACGTTATAAATAGAATTGCCAGAAACACCAAACATCTCGCGCTGCACACCATCATTATACGGCGCTAATGTTTGAACCGTGCTCATGCCGGTTACATGGGCTTCATAACCATTTCTTATGTCAACGCTTGATGGTGTTGGAAACCAATTCTCCAACGTAACGGCTTCGGTTTCCTTCATGTTAGCCAATGGGTCTTTTGCGTTCAAACCGCCCGTTGGGGCTTGAATTGAAGTGGTGCGCGATACCCGCCTGCCGTTGTTAGGGATCATTATGGCCTACCGGGGTAATTGCCATCAGGGATATTTTCATAATCTAGGAACCTTGCCCCATAAGTTCCGCCAGCGATAGGCAAATCACGATTGCCGCCATCACGAGCGCCTACGCGCTGGCAATCAGCTTCATAATCTGATTTCTCTTGCGAGTAATCAAGCCCCTTGGCTCGTAGAAACCGCCACTTAATGCCCGTTATAAAACAATCCTCATCCAGCCTGTACACATCCGTATCAGCAAGCCATAGTTTCTGTGGCGTTCCAGTGGCAGATTCGCACCAAGCATTGCTAAAATAATCATAAGCAAAAAGCTGGCCGCTGGTTTCCGGCATTGGATTCAGATACATCAAACCATTGCGGATATAAAACTTTGCGCGTGGACCACTAGCAATGATTCCATACTTTAAGATTTGCTTTTCCTGCGCCGTAATTGGTCCCAAAAGTTCCCATTTGTAGGTATTATCCCACCATGTACGTTGCACAAAATACTCTAAATCACTTGGCATTGGATAAGCAATTTTGCCAAAATTTATGCTTACGGTGCCGCTTGCCGTAGCGACTTGGTTCAGGGTTACTTGTGTTGGGCTATCAATCGAAACAATAATGCTATTGTTGGCAATCCCGTTGGCAGAAGCGCCGAAAACCTGCGCTGCCAAAACAGAAGTATTTGATAAGCCAGTTACCACCGCAGAACCGCTGACAATAGTTCCAGTCTGCGTTTCCACAACTGTAGTAAATTCGTATTCCTTGTGCAGTGCTTGCCAGCCACCGTTTTTGTTGGCTATGACAGAAAAATCTTTACCCTCGCGCTGCGCTAAAGCCAAAAGCTGCTTGGATTGCTCATCTTGCGCGCCAATAATCTGACTTGGCTCAGGAATGCCTAATTCATTCGCTGCTTGTTGCATCAGTTGGAGTAATGTTTGCGCCATTTTCTACCTTCTTTGGTCTGCCACGCATTTTGGTGACAATAGGTTTAATGTCAGGCGCTTCCAATGAAGGTGGAGCTATGGATTGGGATTGTACTACTTCCTCTTGTTTTTGGCTAGCAGAAAAACCAGAGTTTTGGTTTTTCATGGCCTCGATTTGCATTTGCAGTTCTTCAATTTTGTTATTTAGGCGGATCGCTTCTTTACCTGCCTCTGCCTCAGAAAGCCATACTTTTGCATTTTCGCGCAGTTGACGCGCACCCATCCATTTAAGGTTTACATCCGGCACGCTTGCCAGCATCTCAACCGTATGGATGTTCATGGCCTTCAGTTCGAGTGCCTGCGCCTTGCTAATCGGCGGCCAATGCTCAATCGGAGTGCCGTCTTGCACAACTTCTTGTTGTTGCTTAAAGGCTTCATATTGCCTTGGGAATCTAAGATAATACGGTGGGTTTCCTTCTGTAGCGCGGCCTATCTTTGTCTTTGTGCTATCGCCAGCAAAAAGAATCTCGCACATTTCTACTTGATCGTAAATAGGCCTGCCTTCTTGATTGGTTTTCTCGTGATTCTGAATGGCATCACTATAAAATCGCACAAACAGGCCTGAATCGTCGCCGTGTTGAACAATTACGGTATTGCCACGTTTTACT